ACCAACAGGGGTCCCAGCTGGTGTCATAGGAACATCAGTAAAGGGTCCAGCATTTGTACCAATTACAGTTGCTAATTTCTCTGAATTTTCTAATAAGTTTGGCCCTACAGATGGAGAGAAGTTTGGACCGCTTGCTGTTAATGAATGGCTAAAAAATGCCCAGGCAGCAACTTATGTTCGTGTCTTGGGTATTGGTGATGGAAAGACGAGAGATTCATCAACGGGAAATGTTACAAGAGCCGGCTTCGTTGTTGGTGATAAGCAGGTTCAACAAAATGGAAGTCTTGGTGTAAACCCATGGGCAGTCCCATCAGTTGCTGATAAGACAGAGGCACCTGCAGGTCGAACCCATTTTCTTGGATGTTTCATGTCACAGTCTTTGGGCTGTACAATGTTTACTGATGCAGGAATTATTCCTGTGAGCGGCTCTGCCGGATCAGGCTCTATGCCTATTTTACGAGGCGTTCTAATGGCAGCATCTGGCGTAGTTCCAATGCTTGAAACTCACGCTTCAGCCTCTACTGGCGGTGCTCCAAGTGATCTAACAGTCGCAAATTCATTTGGTCCTACTGGGTCCATAACAGGCTCTGTCCAGGTCAGAAACGGCTTACAAGAATTTGTTATGATTCTAAACGGACTGCATAGCAACGAAAATAGTAATAACTACATTACTGCATCTTTTGATCCTACAGCCAAAAACTATTTTGCGAATGTGTTTAATAAGGATCCACTTAAGACAGAAGAAAAAGGACACCTTCTTTACGCACACTATGATATCTACCCAGCGCGCGCAGTCATTACAGGTGCAGGTGTTCTTAGAAGGTACAATCTATCTCAGTCCTTTACAAACTTCTATGAGGACATTGCATTCCTCACAACTGGAACAGAAGGAAGAAATGAAGGAAATTCAGATAACGGGCTTCCTAATTTTGAAAACTTTCAGGATAGATTTACCTATGCTAAGTCTCCTTTCGTTGTTGCACAGGGTGACATTAACGGATATGACCTTTTTAGATTTCATGCAATTGATGCCGGTGCAGCAGGAAATACTAAGGTCAAGATATCTATAGAGAATCTAAAGAAATCAAATTCAGCAAATAAATTTGGAACTTTTGATGTTATTATTAGAGATTTTTATGATACTGATGATAGCAAGGTTGTTCTGGAGCAGTATAGGGGAATTAGCCTTGATAAGAACTCGGATAGATTTATAGCTAGAGTCATTGGAGATCAGAATGTTTTCTTTGACTTTGATCAAAATGAATCATCGCAGCGACTGGTTGTTGAGGGAAGCTACCCAGTTGTTTCTAATTACGTGAGAGTTGAGATTTCAACTGCATTAGACAATGGATCTGTTGATATGTCTGCCTTGCCTGTTGGATTCAGAGGCCCATATCACCTTGTCACTTCAGGGACAAATATCTTAACTGACCCCTCTAGAGATGATTCTTCACCTGAGACAGGCAGCTTCTTCTTCGCAGATTCAATTAGTAGAACTACTGAGCCCCCAATTCCCTATAGAGAAAATCTAACTATAGGAATTGGAATAAAGAAAAGAGTTGACACTAAGTTCTACTGGGGTGCTCAATTTGAACAAAAAGAAAGTATTACTGAGCCCAATAAGGGATCTAGGTTTAATAAGTCTATGGAGAGCTATGTCAAGCACTTCCCGACTCACAGAAAGGACACGACTAATTTTTCCGTTGGAGACAACCCAGCAGCTGCTGATGCAAATGGAACAGTTTTAGATAGTGATAAGTTTAATAATAACTTCTTCAGCCTTGAAAGAATTAGAGTTAGAACAGGCTCTGTCTATGATGGACTTGCTGACCCAGCTGAGTGGGTTAGCGCTTCTTATATAAGAGTGGGAAGTGTTGCAGTCGACGCTGATAGTTTCTATAGAGCTTGGAAGGCTGATGATCTTAAGGTTCCTGGAAATAGAAAATATTCTAAGTTCACTCTCTTCATGCAGGGCGGATTTGATGGGCTAAATGTATTTGATAAGCAAAAGATGCGCATGTCAGATATTGCTGCAAAGAGAGAGATGGATGATTCAAATCAGGGATTGACAGCCGGACCTACAGTTTCAGCCTATAGAAAGGCGACTGATATCATGGGTGCTAAATCTGATGTCGATATCCAGGTCCTTGCTATTCCCGGCTTAAGAGAGACAGCGATAACAGATTACGCAATTGATGCAGTTGAAAATCGGTTTGATGCAATCTATATCATGGACATTGAAGAGAGAGACAAGCTTAATAATGTTGTTACTTCTTCTGTGGACCAGACAATTAATGTTAGCAATACAATAACAGACTTTAGAAATAGAGCCCTGGATACATCTTTTGCTGCAGCTTATTTTCCTGATGTTATCATGCAAGACCCTGCAACTCAGACAAATGTAACTTGCCCACCCTCAGTTGCTGTTCTCGGCGCCTTTTCACTGAATGATGCTGTTGGCTATCCCTGGTTTGCTCCCGCAGGATTTACCAGAGGTGCTCTATCTGGAGTACAGCGTGCTGCAGTTCATCTCAATAGAGATAATCTAGATAATCTATATGATTCTGATGTCAATCCGATAACAGCATTTCCAGGTACAGGAGTCGTAGTCTGGGGACAGAAGACATTACAGGCTGCTGAGTCTTCACTTGATAGAGTCAATGTAAGAAGGCTTTTAATCGATATTAGAAGATCTGTTAGATCTGTTGCTAATACACTTCTTTTTGAGCCCAATAGACAGGAGACTCTGGATAGATTTACAGCTTTGGTTAATCCAATTCTCCAAAGTGTCCAGGAGCGAAGCGGTGTTGATAGATTTAAGGTTCTAATTGATACAACTACTACAACTCAGGTAGATGTTGAAAATAATACACTTAGAGGAAAAATCTTCTTGCAACCGACAAGAACTGCAGAGTTTATTTCACTTGACTTTGTGGTAACAAATGCCGGCGCAGAAGTATGAATTGGAAGAAAAGTAAAATAACAAGATAGTTATATATGGAAAACATTTTAGGAGAATTAGAAAATGGCTGAAACACTGTCCGTCACAGACATGCTTCCCAATAAATTTGAGCCCAAAAGACAGTTTCGGTGGGTTTTTGCTATCGAGGGAATTGACTCATTTTTAATGAAGACAGCAAACAGACCTCAGATGTCTATTGAATCTCTTGAGATTCCTTTTATAAACTCTAAGAGATATCTCGCAGGTCGCATGACATTCCAGACTATGGGAATCACTCTTCACGATCCAATTGCTCCATCAGGTGCACAACAGGTCATGGAGTGGATTAGAACAACTTACGAATCAGTTTCTGGTAGAGCGGGATACGCAGATTTCTATAAGAGAGATTGTCAGATTAAGCTTTTGGATCCAATTGGAACAGTCGTAGAGCTTTGGGACATTAAGGGCGCATTCATCACTGATGCCAACTTTAACTCACTGACATATGAAAATGATTCTAACCCAGTTGATATCTCTTTAACACTACGATTTGATAACTGCGTCTTGCAGTACTGATCACTAAGAGATCTGAAGACTGTTTCAGCCCGCCTAATGGCGGGCTGATCTGTCTCTAATTTTAGATGATGATATTTACTTCTTTTTAGTGAGAGTTACTATTTAAAGAGACACAGGAGTGTAAGTTGGCTAGTAGAAAAAAGAGAAATGAGATATTCTCTTCAGAATCAGTGAAAGACATGGTTCCAAAGAGCAATGTCATGAAAGATGAATTTGAGTGGGAGGTTCCAGTAGAGGCAGTCCCGCTTCCTTCTGAGGGGAAAATATATTCAAAATCAAACCCACTTCACAGCAAACGCCTTGTTGAAATCAAAGCGATGACAGCTAGAGAAGAGGACATACTTGCCTCAAGAGCTCTGATTCAGCAAGGAACAGTCATTAAGCACTTAATTGAATCTTGTTTAATTGAGCCAGGTGTTGATGTTGACAGTATGATACTCGGAGATAGGAATGCTCTGATGGTTGCAATTAGAATTACTGGGTATGGATCTGCCTACTCAGCTGAGGTCACTTGCCCAGAATGCGGTAAGCGATCTGAGCAGCAATTTAGTCTTGCAGACCTGGCAATAAATCGACTAGATCTAGACCCAGTCACCCCAGGAGCTAATGAATTTTCATTTACTCTTCCGATAACGAAGAAGACAGTTAATTTTAAATTTTTAACTGGTCAAGATGATTATGATATGACCACTGAGGCAAGCCGAAAGAAAAAGATGATGCCTGGAATGCAGCTTGAATCTAGGGTTACATCGAGATTATCAAAGCATATTGTTTCCATTAACGGTGTAACAGATAGAAATAAGATAAACATGTTTGCTAACAACATGCCCGCTCAGGATTCTAGAAGACTAAGAAAACACATTGGAGATCATGAGCCTGGAATTGATATGTCTTCTTGGATGTCTTGCCCTCACTGTGGTGAAGATGCGGAGGTAAATCTGCCCTTAGGGGCCAGCTTTTTTTGGCCTTCGGACTAGATGGAGAGAAGAGTATCTAGAGCAGTGCTTCTTTCTCATAAAAAATCTAGGGATGAGAATTGATGAAATATATAAGCTTCCTATCACTTATCGCCACTGGTTTGTAGACAAGCTAGTTCAAAATATAAAGGAAGCTAACAGCACTTTATCAAGTAGCAGTTCAACTAGAAGCTCCCAGACATTTGAGGTCCCATTTGGAGAAATGAATAAGGGGACAGGTGGATCTTAGTTAACGTAATACTTATTCTGAGAGAGGACATTCTTTATGGGTGAATTTGACGACCAAGCATCGATCGTTGCCGGAATCAGGGGGACGCTTCAGTCAATTAATGAAATTCTTGAGCGACAGCTTCAGATTGTAGGCGCTAACCTTGGAAGTCTAGAAGAACTAGGCGGCGGGCAAGAAGATCTCTTGGCAGCTCTATCTCTTGCCCGCACTGACTCCCGACGAACGAGAGACAGTGTTACAAGTGATCAAAGAGACATGGTGATGGGCTTCGGGGGCATGTCAGCAGCTGCTGTCACTGGTGCCCAGGCAATGTCAGATAAATACGCTGGTCTTATAGAGCAAGTTGACCGAATGTCGAGAAGATATCGCGGTCTATACGATGGAATTCAGAAATATTTCGGCGGTGGCATGGACATCAGTGCTACCGCTGTTGCTACAATGAATGAGCAATCAGCCAGTCTCGTCAACACAACATCATTTATGATTAGAGAGTTTGCCGGAGCAACTACATATCAGATAGGAGAGTTCAATGTTGGCCTCCAGGCGATGTTTGCAAACGAGGCTGAGGCTTTATCATATTTCGAAGGGCTCATACAGCAATCTGTCAATACCTACGCCGCAATTAGAGATACAGCATCTTCATCAGGCCGGGAAATGGTTAGAGAAATGGCAGTTCTTGGAAAAGCCATGGGATATGATGCTGATCAGACCAGTACATTTATTCAGAGGCAGATTTCTTTAACCGGAGAGGCAAATCTTGAGCTGCTTGAGGAAGGTGCGACTGCAGCCGGTGCCCTTGCCAGAGAGTTCCAAATACCCCAGAAGCAGATTTCTCGAGGCATGGAAGAAGTCATTGCTAGCACAGAGCGGTTTGGAAATGTCATGCCTGCAGAGGCAGCTCGTATCTCAACATCTCTGTATATGATAGGCCTGGACTTTAGTGATCTTGAGAGGTCTGTTGGTCAGTTTCAGGGATTTGAGAGTGCTGCATCAGCAGTTGGAAATCTAACATCTGTATTTGGTCTCAACATGGATGCCATGGAAATGATGATGTTGGCCAACGAGGGTCAGGATGAATTTCTTCTCCGAATGCGCTCGAGCTTCCTTGAAGCAGGTGTCAGTGTTGACTCTCTAAATCAGGCTCAGAAACAGCTAATAAGAGATCAGCTTAATCTTTCTTCAGTTGAATCTGTTGAACGCTTACTGGGACCTATGGGCTCAGCCCTAGAAGAGATAGATAGAGCCCGTGCTGCCACAGAATCTGAAGGACCTCGGGGTCTCGATGCTGTTAAGGAAGACATCTTTCTTCTTGCTGAGGCAACAGATGCCAGCACAGATGAAATCGAAGCGTCACTTCAGCGAGCTTTCGGTGCTGGAATGGCTCAAGAGCTAGTTAACTTTGATAGAGCAATTGGGCAGACAGGTCAGGAGATTCGAGCAGCTCTTGGTGGAGAGACGCTGGACATTATAGGCAACGCCACCCAGGCTTTTGAACAACTGATGACTACTGAGCTTGGGCTTCCGGGTGGGACAAGCGTAACAGGTTTTGTCGATGAAATGAGGCGCGGCTTGAATGTGATTAAAGATCTGCTTATTGCAGGCCTTCAGGCACCTGGCGCTCAGATAGGAGATCTTCAGGACTTGCTCTCAGATGCCAGTGGTGCAATGGATGGTGTCCGAGGCTCATCTGCTGAGATGAGAGACGGGATCATCGACGACGCTGGCCTGGCCGGTGGAGCGCTGGAACACCACCTGGGACCTGATTCCGAGACGATGCGGACCGCGTCGCCTACTAAGGCACATCAGCAGTATCTTGACTCTATGTCTCTTCTCGTCGGGGGAAGTACAATCCAGCTAGATAGATTACGTGCTGCTTTTGAAGAGGCTGATAGTGATGGATCAGCAATTAATGAGAATCAGATGGAGTTGTCTCTTCAGAGGGCTGAACATGCCCGGACGCTCGCAGCGGACTATTTTCGAATAGGGAACATCTCTGAGCAAGGCCTTCGTAATATTGGCCTTCTTGGAGAAAATATAACCGATTCTTCAGCTGCGATGACAGAGTTTAATCGAATCCATGGCTTGGGTGAGGCAGAGCAGGCCAAAGCAATCCAAGCCCTTGTTACCACTAGGGCACTTTCTGCTTTTGAGTCACCCGATGCTCGAACTGAAGCAGAGAATCAGGCTGAGGCTCGAAGAACAGGTCGCACCCGAGGAGCCAGTGGAGATCGTGCAATCCAGGTTAATCTTGTTATTAATGGCGAGGCACTTGCATCTGCTCTTCTTGAGCCGGGCACTAATAATCTTTTAAGCTCTCACTACGAAGCCATCCTAAGACCGCAGAATGGCTCCAGAGTTCAAACGACATCAGCATAATGGAATATATCGAATGAAACTAAAGGATAAGATTCTTTCTAGTCAGGCTTTTCTGGAAAGCTTGGACAGCTTAAGCAGTGAAGAAGCAGAGTTTGTCCAGCGCGACGTCTCTGAATTTGCAGAAGGTTTACAGGATTTAATATTTACCCTGAAGTCTAAAGCTAGAACATCAGAAGATTCAAGAAATCTATATCTAGCTCTAGATGAGGTGCTTTCTGCAAGGAGTGAGGATGGCTAGAGAGAAACTAAAGGACTTTCTCACTTCTGGTGGAGTTAGCTCAACTTCTGATCGACTGACATTTACACTGACTGACCAGGACGGCGATGGATTAGTTGGATATAATGATGATCTTGCTGTTGATCCCGGGACCGGATCTCCTCTCCTGGATCTTGACAGCAGGGCTACCGGGCTTCTAGGAGATTTTTTAAAGTTTATTGTTGATGATGCCAAGAATAATTTTAGAATGCAAGGCGGAAATTTTGAAGCTCCTAGTTCGAATAGGGGCGACGCTTTGACACCGGCCGAAGTTCAAGGATCTGAGGAAGTCTTTGTTAGAGCTGGGACGGAGATCGGTAGTGAGTTTGATAGATACTCTAATAGCGGAAAATTTGACGATACATCAAAAACGCTATCTCAGATTATCAATAAGACGGGACCTGATGATCAAAGCTCTCATCGACTTCTTTCTAGTGTTGAGGGGTCAGAAATCGATACAACAGGTAAGACCCTAGTCAATACGCCCGATTCAGGCCAGAGAGATGTTACTGTGGCTGCTCAGCAGATTCTTATGAGATACAATAGATTTAATCCAGAGCCCAATGGAAAAGCATACTCTCAGATTCCGACTCGTGAGTCTGATTTTGAGTCTGGAAGTGGTGTGTCCGGCACTTCAACATCACAGCGTGATTTTGGAAAGTATGATCCAGCTGGTGTCCAGATTGTCATGAATAAGCTTAAGAGTGTCGGTAGCTCTCTTCTTTTAAAGGCAGCTGGATGGGATAGCTCTGTAAATCCTGTAATGAGTGCTGATCCAGATGGTTTTGATTTTGAATCTGCTTCAAACCCTGACCCATCTGATGGATCAAGGGGTGTTAGCTCTGAGTCGCTTAGGCCTAAAAATGCTTCGGGCGCTCCTGAGATGCCTGCTGGAACTTCAACTAGAACAGGAAGGGGAGAGTTTCTAAGTCTTTCTGACTTATCAAACTCTACTCCGTCTTATGGAACAACAACAACATACGGGACACAGTTTAGCTCAGCAAACAGTGCTGTTCTTCGAGCTCAGGCAGTTGGTGCAATTATTGCTATGATGGAAGCATGCCAGATCTTATTTGGAGTTATTGAAGATCTTATTAAAAGTGAAGGAGGCAATGGTAGTCCGATAGCAGACCTTGGGCGTGGCCCTTATTTAATGGGTGAGGCAGATCCTTCATTGACTTCTCGAATGACGTTGCTTAGAAGACTTGTTCTAGTCAAGACAAATCATGACTATGTAGAGTGCGTAACAGCTGGAGTTAAAATATTCTTCTCTGACGGTGCTAAGCTTAGAGGTAGCTCCGATAGTAAAAAGATATCAGACTATCAGCATGTTCAAGAGGCACCCGGGTTTTGGCTATCAGTTGCCCGCACAGTTATAAGGTCTATAAGCACGATTAGATCTGAAATAGACGCTACACTTTCCGATTCATTTGATGCTAGTTCAGTTTCAAATCTAATTCTATCCCTAGGGAAGACTAAGATTATTGGATTTATGAACGTTGCTGCAACAGTTGGGGATTCTATGCTCTCTCTTACCGGAGGCAATCCTGATATCATGAACATAGCAAAGACATCAGGCCCGAGAGATGTTGATTCTTTTCCTAATTCTCCTGCTACACGAATTGCCAAGAGTCGAGCAGGCGACGGGCCCTCTTCTGTTTCTCTTGCCTGGAGGGGTTCCTCCGTTCCTAGCATGTACACACTTCCAACAAATATCATTAATGCAGCAAGTAATCTAGGAACGGTCTTTGCTGGTACCAATCCAGCTAGAGGAATGCTAGCTTCCCGACTTGTTACAAAGACCTATGTAGATCCAAACGCTGAAGGATACAGTGCAAGAATAAGGGGTGATATTGTCGAGAGAATGGAAAACACGCTTGATGCTGAGTATGTTCCGTTTTACTTTCATGATCTCCGGACAAATGAAATAGTTGCATTTCATGCCTTTCTTAAGAATCTTACTGAAAGCTATTCTGCCCAGTATGGAGAGACTACTGGGTATGGTCGAATAGATCCTGTTTTAACTTATAATTCGACCAAGAGATCAATCAATTTAACCTTTGCCATTGCTGCTACATCCAAAGAAGACTTTGATGAGATGTGGTGGAAGATCAATAAGGTTGTTACATTTCTTTACCCGCAGTGGACTGAGGGAATGAGAGTTTCAAATCCTGATGCTGATTCTACGTTTATCGTCCCTTTCAGCCAGGTTTTATCAGCCTCTCCGATGGTAAGATTAAGGGTTGGTGATGTTATCAAGAGCAATTATTCTAAGTTTAATCTTGCTAGGCTTTTTGGAGTAGGAAATACAGATATCAACCCTAAGACATCCGGAATGGACAGCAAGTTTTCTTCTGGCCTGGGATCTGCTAGCAAAGTATTGTCTGCTATTGATGGATTTTTAAATACTATATTTTATCTCAGCTTTGGCAGCCCAGTCTCTATTATCGATGGAACTGGATTTCTTGCATCAGCTGGCCAGGCTCTGCTATCAGAATTTTCAGTTAATGGATTTGCAAATCCAGCAGGAGTTGCTCTCACCCTTAGGGCTCAAACAGACCCAGACACAGTAGTAAATTCAAGTGCAGGAAGTAGCACACTTTCAGGGCAAGTTACTGCTTCAGCCTTGAGTGCCCTTGGAAGTAATACAGATTTATTTGGATATAGGACATTTGGAATCCACTACCTTAAACCCAATCAGAACAAAGGCTATACACTTGTCGATGTCGACTCTCGATCACCGGTAGGGACAAAGTTTTATACGATGAGGCCTGTTAGAGTAATGGTCATTGGTCGAGAAAAAGTAACAGGTATGAAATGGGATAGAGAAAAAGTAGTCCTTGAGAATAAGAGTGATACTAACGCAAACTCATCTTTCCGAGGTCCTGCGAGATCTGGTCAGGCAGCACAGAAAACATATTATAAAGTAATGGTAATTGATCTAAATGCTCCCTCAGACATGTTTGGATCAGTATTTAAAGTAACACACACTGATATAACAGCCAATTATTCAGCTATTTTTGCTACTACAGCAGCTCCTTTGCTCGCAGGGATTGGAGGAACAGTAGACGCTGCTGCCGAAGCTCTTGTAAGAGGTGCAGCATCATCAATTGGCATTCCAACAGATCAGATAAACTTTTTTCAGACAGATACAGAAAAGTTTATGAGCTCTGAAAACAATGCTATTGTTAGAGCGTTTGAATCTACGAGAGGTCGAGGACTACCTGGGTTTGTTAGAAGTTTACAGCTTAATTGGCTTCAAGGAACATGGGAAACAGACTGGAATTCTAGGGCACCGAAGTATGCTGAGCTTACACTTCAGTTTGATGTTGTTCATGACATTCCGCCAGGTATTGACTACAGCGGATACAATAGGGCACCTAATTATAACGTTGGAGATATTATGAGATCTGTCTCAGGAGATCCATATAATGATAACGGAGAAGCATCAGAAGATACGTGGACATCTGCTGGAACAGCAGTGTTCAGATCTGCTCGAGAAACTGATAATTGAGGTATATAGGGTATGTCAACAAGCAGATATGAATTTACACGTCGCGTCCAAGGCGGGCGCGGTATCGGGACTATTAAGGGATTAAGAAAAATATATTTTGGGGTTATGCAGGGAAATATACCTAGCAGGTCTATGACACTTAAAGAGGCCCAGAGGCTTGATCATATCGCAGGTCGAGCCTATGGAGACTCTAGCTTGTGGTGGGTCATTGCTGCTGCATCTGGAATAGGTTGGGGACTACAGGTCCCGCCCGGCACAATTCTTAAAATTCCAATTGATTTATCAAAAGTATATAGTTTAATTAGATGAGGATTTGAGATTGTCAAAGCGCTATAGTTCTACAAGCTTACATCAGGCAGCACTTAGTGAGCTTAGAGAGTATTTTGGATTTATATCTAACTCTGATCTAATAAGTCTTGCAACTTCTATACATGCTGCTGAGGGATCTACAGATGTCTCTCAGGCTCAACAGGGATTTGTTTCTAATCTTTCTGGGCAAGGGGATACAGCTATGCAAGCTGGATTTGTAGACGAAACTCAGGCTGTTATGAGCATCTTGCTTGATGTGACAGAGGGAGCTTATTTTACATATGCTTTTACTACTCAGACAGAGATAAAGCAGCAACTGGCAGACATCCCACAAAGTTTAGAGTCAGGTGACTTTACAGCAATTATGGACTATGTTCAGATCGTCCATGAGGGTCGAGGAACTGTAGATAATGATTTTGTTGCAGTAGATAGCTATGTTTCCGGAAGTAGTCAGATTTATCAAGGAATGAATAGAGTTGTTGCACCGGCAAAGGCTATCGGCCCAGCTGAATTTCAGCTATGTTCAAAAGAAGAGGTTGGCATAAATCTTGAAGAATTTGCGATGCCAGACAAGATTAAAAGACCCTCTCTGTCTTCTTATGTCTTTCCTAGTATGAGAATTGGTCCCCAGACTAGAGATGCAGATGCCGTTGCCATCTTTGCTAATTCAATTCCCAATGTTGAGCTTAATAGATGTGTTCCTTTCATTAATATGATATTTTATACTGACCTCCCTGGCGAAAATGTTCAGGCAGATAAAAATGGTCAAATGGGAATTTTAAGATTTTTAGGTGCTGTAGATCACGGTTCTTCTCCTACTGAGTCTGATATCACTGGTCTGGCAAATGTTACGCCTGATATTGTCTTTTCTCAAGTTGAAGGAGGCGATCTTTCTAGCCAGATTTTATCAGATGCAGGAGTAGATACTAGCGATCAGGTAAGAGTTGGATTTGCTGGCATGGAGATGTTTACATCTCCTATGACGCTTGCTAATGCTGATATTAATTCTAGCGGATATGTCTCATCACATTATGGAAATAAGGAAATTTTAGATCCAATTAGGCCTCTTTTGACTCTTGATTCTCTATCAGTTAACATAGATGGTACAGGCCACGCCGCACTTGCCTCTAAGACGGGTAGAGTTACTATGAAATTACATGATAGGTCTAGAATGTCTGATATAGCTCCGATGATATCATCAGACAGATATGCTAATACACATGTGATTATTGAATATGGGTGGTCTCATCCAGAAGGTGGATTTGATAGCAGTAATGCTTATGGAAAATTTATAAACAGCCTTAGACTTAAAGATGTATTTAATATAAATTACACCGAGATGACGCTTAATAATACAGGTGAAGTTGATATTAATATGAGACTATCAAATCTAGGAACCTTTGCTGCTACAACAGCACCAATTGTAGCAGGTAGATTTATACCTCTTTCTATTGCCAAGCCCTTGATTGACAGGTATATAACGAGTGTAATTAATGCTAACTCTGAGACTGAAAGTGGTGCAGTTCTCTCTGAAGTTAGAAATAAGTTTGAGGTAGGTGTTGGAGACGGCTCTCAGACAGCATCAGTTGTTAGAAGGTCGATCGTTTCAGAAATAGTCGATATTGCCAAGAGGGGAGATCTGTCTGCTCTTTCTGATGCCATAATTAGCCTTGTAGGAGAGGATGGTGAGGGAGGCGAGCTAGCAGAGGCTCCTGAGTCAGCTGCATCTGAGATCGGATTTAAGCTCAAGGCCCTTGAGAGGGGAATAGGGGGAGATATAGATGTATTCTTTAATGATGAATTATTTCAGAAAATTGTTAGATTTACGTCTTCTGGTGCAGACAATCAGTCAGAATTTAGAAATCCTGAGCACTATGTTTCTCTTGGTAGGGTTGTCTGTAGCTTTATAGGCTATCCAATAGCTTCTTGTATGTCATTTGAAGAGGTCCAGGTTATGTTTTATGGGTTTAATTCACAAGCCGGAGCTATGAGACCTTATAGTACATGCAACTTTCCAATTAAGCTTGTTACTCTTAAAGACCGTATTGAAAATATGGCATTTGGATCTGATGGAGGTGACCTAGCAAGAATGCCCTCAA